ATTTTTTTTTTTTGTAAAAAAATAGTTTTTCAAATAATTTATTTTGTTTTAAAAGATACTTAAAGATAATTTATGTATTTATTGATTCTATCACGAATCCGAGTAATAGATAATATCATTATATGCTACTGATGGGGCAAATGGTATTCTCTGATCAGATGCTAAGTCGTCCCAATCTCTATCATATAAAATACAGAAAGGGAGATAAGCATAGTTGGGGAAATAGCCCTCTTGACCTGTTCCTGTAAAATCATTCGATTTTTCAAAATGTAATTTTCTCATCATGGGCCAATATATAGATGTTGTGTAATCCGGCACAGTTCCAACGATATCATCTTTTGAATCTAACTGTGGTGCCATTTGGGCAAACTTAGTCATGTTAGGTCTTACCTTACGGCGACCGATGATACGAATAGTTGATGCCTTTTTGGGAACAAATCGCAGATAATCTGCTCTGTCCTGGAAATAATCTACAACGCGTTGATTGATATGAGCGTTGGTATGATCTATAGTGTTGTTATATACTGCTACTGATGTATTACCTGTTAAATTTAATGGCATAGGAACAAAACCCCATATAAGTTCAAGGTTTTGTGGGACGTTAGGTATTTGCTTATCTATACCTGTACCAAGTGCCTGGAATGGTGGTTGCGGAAACCTAACTATGAGTTTTCTTTTTAAATACTTTGCGTATATGCTACGACCAACCATCTCTGCCTCACCTAATCCTTGTTTCCAAGCAAAAAATACTTCTGGATTAATATGTTTATGAGGCGTATTCGATTGATAAAATGTTGTTGGTGCTGTTGTAAGAAAACCCTGATCAACTAAATCCTCTGATGTCTTAGATTTAGTTTCTGTAAAAGGGGCACGACGAATCATCATATTCTTCTTCCTGTTCTTATTATATGCTCCCTTTTTAGTTGTTTTTTTCATATAACGAGCACGTTGCTGTTTAGCTCCATGACCCGCTCCAGTAACTGTAGATCGACGACGTGCTGTGAATTTACGAGGCGGCATTAAATTTTATAATATAAAATAGAAAAAAAATATACTCATTTAATTTTTGCTAAAATTAAATCTACTTAAAGATTATATAACGTATGTTATAAATATGAGTTCCAATAGTTCCAATAGTTCCACGGGGGGGGTAATACTAAACCCCCCCGTGAAAAAACAATGTTCTCCTGCTATTCGCTGGTGTTTTACATTTAATAATTATACTGAAACTGATGTTGCTGATATTAGTTCCAAAGTTCCAGAACTTTGTAAGAAATATATTGTTGGGAAAGAGGTGGGTGAGAAACATGATACACCACACCTTCAAGGTTATTTAGAATTTCATAAGAAATGTCGTCCTAAAAATTTATTCTCTGAACGTATACATTGGGAAAAATCCAAGGGTACACCCTTGGATAATGCTTCATACTGTTCTAAAGAAGGAAATGTAATTTTATCTTATGGTATGCCAAGACCTGTTGTTCAAGTAACTTATGATATGTTACGTCCTTGGCAGAAAGTTATTGCTGATAAATATAAAGAATTTGAAGATCCTTTATTTGGGAGAGAAATACATTGGTATTTCGAATCTGAAGGTAATGTTGGTAAATCTGTATTATGTAAATATTTTATTGATTGTTGTGATGCTCTTGTCATTTCTGGTAACCAAAATGACATCAAACATGGTATTGCTTCTTGGGTTGATAAACGTGGCGAAGGACCACCTATAGTAGTTCTTAATATACCACGTTCGTCTGAAGGTTATATATCCTATCCTGCTCTTGAGCAGATTAAAGATGGATTTTTCTTTTCTGGTAAATATGAGTCTAACTCTGTAAGATTTAATTCTCCTCATCTAATATGTTTTGCTAATCACAAACCTGATCTTTCCATGCTTTCTGCTGATCGATGGAAAGTGTCTCACCTTTTGAAAAAGGTTAAAACGGGTGAAACGGTTGTTTCTCCCTGGTAGAGTTGCTTGGGCAACTCGGTTAAATAGAGTAAATCAAAAAATTAAAATTTTTTGATAGACTCGACCTTATTTAACTAAACTGAACTCGGCCCCGGAGTGGCCGCGTCGGTGGGCTCTTAAAAAAAGAAGAAGTCGTGGGAAGGGACTGCGTCCCTTCTAACTTCTTTCCTCGCCCTTCCCTGGTTTCTCCTTTTTTCGCTGAAAAAAGTAGGGGTATACACAGAAATTTTGAATTTGCTGCGTATTTTGAAATTATAGTGTTGAAAAAGAGTCCTTGGGGGGTCGTTTGGTTGGTTTTATTTTTTTTTTTTGTAAAAAAATAGTTTTTCAAATAATTTATTTTGTTTTAAAAGATACTTAAAGATAATTTATGTATTTATTGATTCTATCACGAATCCGAGTAATAGATAATATCATTATA